TTTTCTACAATAAAATTAGAACGAAGAAGCATTGATTATTATACTCCGGAATCTTGGCCTTCACCCTTTGAAATAGTAAATGAAGGGTTGCTTTGCCAATCTGGATTGACACTAATTATTGCTAGTACGCTACTAAACCTCAAACTCATAAAAAGCGATCAATATCGGTTTGATGTGGTAAGTAATCACATAACAGGAACTGATGGATTAGTTTTTGTGTTTGAAGGGTTCGTTTATAATTTCCTCCCAGATAGTATAGTAACAGTTGAGTTTTACGAAAGTAACTCAACTAGATTTTCTAGCCACATTATAGTAGCAGATAAACTTGGCTGTTGACTAGATAAGTAAAGTACTGTATAATAGACAAACTAGTCAAAAACAAAGACTCTAAAAACAATAACACGACAGGAAAGATAGTAGATGTCCAAGCCTATTCTTATTTCGAAAAGAGATGGTAACAAAGAGGAACTCAACCTCGATAAAATTCACAAAGTAGTATTTCACGCATGTGAGGGTATTAGTGGCGTAAGTCCTAGCGAAGTTGAAATTAAAAGTCATATTCAATTTTATAACGGCATTAATAGTAGCGATATCCAAGAGACATTAATTAAATCAGCTGCCGATCTTATCACAGAAGAAACACCTAATTATCAATATGTAGCCGGACGTTTAATTGTGTATCATCTACGCAAACATGTTTATGGTGACTTTGAACCTCCTCATCTACTAAAAATTATTAACAACAATATCAAGAAGGGTTTTTACGATTCTGAAATCCTAGAGCTATATTCTGAAGATGACATTAATCAACTCAACGAGTATATTCAACACAGCCGTGACAACATGCTTACCTATGCCGCAATGGAACAATTCCGCGGAAAGTATCTAGTGCAAAATCGTGCAACAGGACAAATTTTTGAAACACCGCAAGTTGCATACATGATGATTAGTGCAACACTATTCAGCAAGTATCCTAAGGAAACACGTTTACAATTTGTTAAAGACTACTACGATGCTATCAGCACTTTTGACATCAGCTTACCTACTCCTGTTATGGCCGGTGTACGTACACCACAGCGCCAATTTAGTAGTTGTGTGCTAATTGAATCAGGTGATAGCTTAGACAGCATTAACGCAACATCTAGTGCGGTTGTTAAGTATGTTAGTCAGAAAGCTGGTATTGGTGTAGGCGCCGGCAGTATTCGTGCTATTGGTTCGCCTATTCGTAATGGCGACGCAACGCACACAGGTGTTATTCCTTTCTTTAAACTATTCCAAGCGGCAGTTAAGAGTTGCAGTCAAGGCGGCGTTCGAGGCGGAGCCGCTACACTATACTATCCTATTTGGCATCTTGAAATCGAGGATATGTTAGTTCTTAAGAACAACAAAGGTACAGAAGATAATCGTGTACGTCAAATGGACTATGGTGTACAGTTTAACAAGCTAATGTATGAGCGCCTAATTACCGGTGGTGACATTACACTTTTCTCTCCACACGATGTTCCAGAAATGTATAATGCATTCTTTAATGATCAAGACAAGTTTAGAGAACTTTATGAAACAGCTGAACGCAATACACGTCTACGTAAAAAGACTGTAAAAGCAATTGATTTATTCAGTGCATTCGTAACAGAGCGTAAAGACACAGGACGTATCTACTTAATGAATGTTGACCACGCTAATACACATGGCGCATTTAAGGAAGACGTTGCACCTATTAAACAAAGTAACCTTTGCTGTGAAATTAACTTACCTACTAAACCTCTAAATGACATTAATGACAGAGAAGGTGAAATCAGTCTTTGCACATTAAGTGCAATCAACTGGGGTAATATTAAGAGCCCAACAGATTTTGAAAAGCCATGTGAATTAGCAGTACGTGCTTTGGACGAACTACTTGATTATCAAAGCTATCCTGTAATCGCCGCCGAACTAAGCACAATGAATCGCAGACCATTAGGCATTGGCATTATTAATTTTGCATATTGGCTAGCTAAGAATGATTCTAATTATCAAAATCCTAAATTAGATTTAGTTGATGAATGGGCAGAAGCATGGAGTTATTATCTAATTAAGGCTAGCGTGAAGCTAGCTCAAGAAAAGGGCGCATGTCCTAAGAGTAACGAAACTAAGTACAGCGATGGTGTTACTCCTAACATGACTTATAAGCGTGAACTAGACGAACTAGTTAAGCACAAAGAGCGCATGGACTGGAAGTCATTACGCAAAGACCTTAAGCAGTACGGTGTACGCAATAGTACGCTAATGGCACTAATGCCAGCAGAAACGTCTGCACAGATTAGTAACAGTACCAATGGCATTGAACCTCCGCGTAGTTATGTTAGTATCAAAGGCAGTAAGCACGGACAATTAAAGCAAGTTGTACCAGGTTATCCGCGTCTTAAGAACAAGTATGATTTACTATGGAATCAAAAGAGTCCGGAAGGGTATTTAAAGATTTGTGCAGTTTTGCAGAAATACATAGATCAAGGTATTAGTGTAAACACAAGTTATAATCCTCAGCACTTTGAGGATGAAAAAATCCCAATGAGCGTATTGTTACAACATATCGTTATGTTTTACAAATATGGTGGAAAGCAATTATACTACAATAACACATTCGATGGCCAAGGTGAAGTAGATGTTGAAAAGCTATCTACTCCCGTTGCTCTTGACAACGCTGTTGTCGAAGAAGATGATTGCGATAGTTGCAAAATTTAAATTAAGTAGGAAAAATTAAGTATGAGTATTTCTGTCTATAACTCTAAAAACACAAGGAATCACACAGACGCTAAAATGTTTCTAGATGACTCGGGTGGAGTCACTATGCAACGCTACGATGTTTTAAAATATCGTCAATTTGATAAAATTACTGAAAAACAGTTGGGCTTTTTTTGGAGGCCTGAAGAAGTTGATATTATTCGTGATGCTAAAGATTTTAAAGACTTAACTGATCACGAACAGCATATTTTTACAAGTAATTTGAAGCGTCAGATTTTACTAGACAGTGTGCAGGGCCGTAGTCCTAACTTGGCTTTTCTTCCTCTAGTTAGTATTCCTGAACTAGAAACATGGATTGAAACTTGGTCATTTAGCGAAACTATCCATAGTCGTAGCTATACACATATCATTCGTAATATCTATTCTGATCCTAGCAAGGTATTTGATGAAATGTCATCAATGCCAGAAATTATCAATTGTGCAGATAGCATTAGTAGAAATTATGACAAGCTAATTGAAATGTCATCTTGGTATAATCTTCTTGGCGCAGGTACACACACTGTTAATGGTAAGAAGGTTGTTGTTGATTTATATGAACTAAAGAAGCAACTATGGTTATGCCTAATGAGTGTTAACATTTTAGAAGGTGTACGTTTTTACGTTAGCTTTGCATGTAGTTGGGCGTTTGCTGAACTAAAGAAGATGGAAGGCAATGCTAAGATTATTAAGCTAATTGCTCGAGATGAAAACGTACACTTAGCAAGCACTCAACAATTACTAAAGTTACTGCCGCAAGATGATGCAGATTTTGTTAAAATTGCTAAAGAGTGCGAAGGACACGCACTAGAAATGTTCATGGAAGCTGTTGAACAAGAAAAGGCTTGGGCCGAGTATTTGTTTAAAGATGGTAGCATGATCGGGCTTAATGCAGAACTACTAAAGCAATATGTAGAATGGATCGCCGCACGTAGAATGCGTTCAGTTGGTCTTACTGCACCTTACAGCACAAGTGCTAGCAATCCTCTACCTTGGACACAAAAGTGGATCAGTGGCGGCGAAGTGCAAGTTGCACCGCAAGAAACAGAAATCACCAGTTATGTTATTGGTGGTACAAAACAAGACGTAACAGAAGACACATTCAAAGGATTCAGCTTATAATATGCTTACATTATATTCAAAAAACAATTGCGCTTATTGCTTACAAGCAAAGGCCTTATTAAAAAATAATGATATCCCTTTTGAAGAAGTGAATATCGAAACAAACACATCAGCAAGAGATTTCATTTTATCTGAAGGACATAGAACTATGCCACAGGTATATAAAGCTGGTAAACTTTTTGTAGAAGGCGGTTTCACCGGACTTCAAAAATTAGGGGTCGACGATATCAAAACAAAATTAGGATTGGGTAGTTTAGGCTCACTATAAAATAGGAAACACACATATGTACAACACAATAGAATTATTAAGCAAAGTAGTTACTTTAAAAACAATCAAAGGCGATGAAATTATTGCCCGCCTTATAGGTGTTGATGAAGAAACAAATACGTTAACATTAGAGTATCCTAAGATTGTTGTTGTCGCTGGCGACACTGTTGTTCTAGCACCCTTTGCACTAACTGCTAGAGCTGATATAGTTATTTCTGAAGCAAAACAATATCTAGCAGTAATGGAATCGATTGAAAGCACTGTTAACGATTATAACGATCTTATCAAAGAGCAAAAACAGCTAGAAAAAGAAGATGCTGAAGAAACGGCATAAATAAGAATATGCCAGCACTAGGTTTAGTAACAAAAAGTTTAGTAGGACCAGGTACCGATCTGGGTCCTGGCGCACCTACAGTATTCGCAGAAGGCCTGAATGTTAGTGTTGTCGACGATACCGTGAGCCCTCACGGTGCAGCACCGCACACAAAATCTATTATCAAAACCGGCAGCGGTACAGTATATGCAAACGGTAAGCGTGTGGTAGTAGCACAAATAAGTGTAGCGTCTTGCGGACACATTGTAAATACCGGTGCAGGAACAGTATTTGTAGGTTCATAAGGTTTTATTGTGGTTCAACTGATATCAGTTAAAGGTCCCCACGCAAGACAACCTCATAGCCCAATCCGTGTACAATGGAACATGGGCAATCAATGCAACTTTACATGTGAATATTGTCCTCCCGTTTTACATGACGGGACAAAACCATGGTTGCCTTTAGAATCATATATAACTGCGGTTGACCGTATATGCAGTCATTACGCTGATATAGGTAAAAGTGTACACTTTGAACTTATTGGTGGCGAAGTAACAGTCATGGCTGGCTTCGAAGATATTATACGCAAAATTAATGAATATGGGTGTAGTAGTGTAGCATTTACTAATGCTAGCCGTACAATTAATTGGTGGAGCAAAGCAAAACATTATCTCAATGGTGTAGTTATAACATGGCATCCACAGAGCATGGATAAACAGCATTTAATTGATGTTATTAACGAAATCAAAGATTATGTCAACATAGATATTAATATTGCTGGCATTGGAGGCAGAGTTGATGAGCTTGGTAACACAGTTGAGGAATTACGTGAACTGTTTAAAGACTGCCAAAAAAATAACTATAATAATGTAAGTATCTGCGTAAAGACTATGTATAAAAAGTTACTTGGTCGCGATAGTAAACAAGAAACATATTGGCCTTATACTGACTACGAACTAGAAATTATTAAGAGACCAGGCATTAAACCTATGCCAATGCCAATGCCAAATCCAGATCAACCTGTGTTTGAGCCAGACCCAAGGGATTGGATGA